CCTCATCGCATGACTTTAATGCGATTTGACTACCATTTAGTTCTATTGGAGCAGGTCCGTGCTTTATGGACAAGTGTGCTGTACCAGTTTAGCTGCCCAGCACCCCAATCTTTCTTCCTGGTTTTTGTACAATCTCAAACACCCTATTGTAGAGTTATAAACTCTATTTATGGGACACCTGTACAAATATCATGGTTTGACTGCTCATTGTTATTTACTGTTTCTTTGTTGTTTTCTGCATTTGTTGGAATTATGTTTTTAAAGTTTTCTGGTCTCGGGTTTGAGTATAATGTGCGTCAGATAGTTGGGCATTTACTATCATGGAATGCTGATAAGTATCACCTTTCTTCTGATAATACACGTAGCGCATTTTCTCAAATGAACATTGAAGTGTTAAAATCTGCTGACGGACACACTCATCCTGAGTCCGCAGCAGACCGTTCTGGTGCTTCCATGTTTGCGGATCGGTTAGCACAATCTCTTGGTCTTGCAGCGTATTTTGTTCAGCGATCCCGCGCCGATGAAAGGCATCGTCGTCAAGGATCACGCTTAGCGTTTTGGACGAAAGATCTTATAGTTGCTCCTAAAGATTTTGCTCCTGAAACCGATTCGATGTTAACATTTATTGATGTGGATCAATATGTTGACATGCCTTGGATCCTTACTGACCAATTCAAACCAACTTTAATTTATACTTTTCAACCCGGCCAGGTGGCTAAAAATGTTAAAGAGTACTGCTACACGTTTGATGAAGATGATATTGTCTCATATCGTGTTTCTGGTGGTGCTTGTTATACACACATGGTCTGGAATTATTCAGTTGACAACATTCTAACTTGTAAGACTTGTTTTGGTGTTCCTTATCAAGTAGCGTCGTATCTTATTGAACGACGTGAAACAGCCCCTGATCATGAGGTTGTGTTTTTAAGTCCTACAGCACGTTGGACCGGACTAAGAGCTTTGGTAGCTTATTTTACCTACCAGGCCCCAGTGCTTAAACGGTTGCGTGTTGCCTTTGGTAAATTTTTGCGTCTCCAATCATTTGTGATGGGCGAAGGTATGGTCGTGTCCACTGGGAAAGTTAACCAGTTTGCATGTGCTAACGTCCGAGCCGAGATTGATGACACTATTCGTACATTGGCTCTAAAGAGCAAGTACGAACTTACCATGCCTCAAACACAATCTTTTGTTGATGGTGATAAGGTCGCCGGAGCTGCCTTGCTTGAATATCATAGTTCTAAAGTGGATGTCAAGCCTAATGTAGTCTGTCCAGTATCAGATGCCATAAGAGCTTATCAATTTGATCCCATTCGTTATGAGCCGCATGCAAAGAGTTTGATGGTTGCTTTTATGAACCCGTTTTTGCATGAATGTTATGTTCCAGATAATGTTCTAACATCAGAAGCTCAGGCTGTTGATAAGCGTGTCGTTAAAGTTCGACCACTGATGCTTTCAATGTCACCGTTTTTAGAACGTGTGATGAATGAATTTGTTGAGTTTATGATTCCTGTTCCTCATCTATATGACCCCATGGATGATGATTTTCTCTATGACATGCAAGACCGACCAACCCAGAGAAGGATTTTAGATACCTCTCAGGGCGTTTCACCTAAGCGTGAAGTTCAGTCGTTTGTTAAGAAGGAGTCGTATCATAAAATTACTGACCCACGGTTGATATCTACTATTAATGGTAGCGATAAGGGTGAGTATTCAAAATTCATTTATTCATTCGTTATGAACGTTCTGAAGCGCCAACCATGGTATGCTTTTGGCAAATCACCGCAACAGATTGCTGAGCGGGTCGCCGAAGTATGCCAAGGTGCTCAACGATCGGTTACTAATTCTGATTTTAGTAAGTTCGATGGTCATGGTTCCAACTTGATGCGTGAGTTGGAAAGGAGGCTTTTACTTAGAGCCTTCCGTTCAGAATACCATGATCAATTGTTAGACTTGCATAGATCACAGTACCGATTAACGGCGTTTACAACTGGTGGCATCTGTTATGAGACAGAATTTTCCCGC